TTCACTTTCGAGCAGTTTTTTTTCTTCTGAATTAAGTTTTTGCTTATTTTTAGTAAGTTTCTTAACCAGTTGTTCCTTCTCCTTTTCAATTAGTAGAAGTTTTTGTTGTCTTTCTAGTGAATTTCCCTCCATTTAATAATCCTACTTTACTTCAACACCATATTTCTTAGCGAGTGCCATAAACGTTTTATTACCTTTTATGGATTTAGAATATTTAGCATTTATATCACCAATTTCTTTGTCCAATTTTTGTAAAGTAGGGTCATTTTGAATAATCTTCTTTAGTTCTTCTGGTTTTTTCTTTTTACCAAACAAACCGAAGAACTCATTAATATTTTCTTTTGAAATCTTATATCTTGCCATGATTATATAATTTAGTTATCCGTATATAAATATCGGAATACAAAAAAAGTTAGGATAGAAAGGTATTACTTCCTTACCCTAACTTTAGAAGGTGGTTTAGTATTTTTATTTACTTTATCGTATTCTTGTTTTTCCTTTTTCTTTGCTTCTATTAATTTATTGTAGTAGAAGTTTCTAAGGTAGGTTGGCAAACGATAAACATCTGATTGAATAAATCCATTACCATAATGACACAACTCAAATATTTGGTTGTGCATTTGTGCACTATGCGTCTTCCCCAGGCCAAAAAAAGTTGACGCCTAACTGAATAGGCACTTCCTCCCTTTCACCGTCTTCGTGCTCATGGGTATAAACCATATCCATGTCAGGCTGGATTTTCTTGACATAGTTCCTAAATGCTCTACTGTCTCTAACCAACATATTTGATACAAATTTATTAATGAAACCTACATCTTCGTTTCCATCAACAGATTTAATCATATATCTTAATCGAGTAGTAATATCAAAGGATGCATCTTTGTTAAACTTTTCTAATGCTGCGATATCTTTTTCAATTGCTTTTTCATCACCGTGTGTTAATAATTTGAATGTTAACTTATTTTTACCGGTTGGAATTGTAAATTCATGTTCATTTTTATTATTAAATGAAGATAAATCTACTTCCTTTGTTTTTACTTTACCCAAATTCACTAATCCTTCTACCTCATCATCTAAATGAGTAGAATAAAATTTCATTGGGTATTCAGGTCCATATCCTAATACTCTAGTTGCAAGTATGATAGCATTTTTATCACCAATTGTAATATCATCAAGATTTACATCATCAACTACAATAGATTCAAATAATTTATCTAATACAACACCCTTTTTAATAAGATTCTGAGAAGATAATATGTCCTCTTCTTTGGCAGTCATATACTTTAATGTTACTTTACCAGAAGATAGAGGATTATCTGATGGGTACACTTTACCCTCAGAAGGTAGGTCAATAACTTCCGTTGGGAAGTCAAATTGTTTTTCACTCATAACTTTTATTGTTTAATTGTGTATATAAATATATAAAAATAAAAAAGTCAAAAAAAAAGGAGATATTCTTACGAAAAGAATTTCCCCTTATTAATAGTAGTGGATTAAATTTTTAGTATTCTAATATTGCGTAATCGTATGCTAAAGTTAACGAAATATCAGCAGGGTCATTAGATGAAAAATCTAAATCATTGAAGTTTGCAGCAGTTATAAATGCTCCCTTTAACTTCCATTGTTCGATTTTATCTCCAACAGGTCCTAACATATAGAAATCAATATCCTTTTTGTAGAAATCTGCATATCCTTTTCTACCAGTAATTGATTCATACCCTAATCTTACCCATTCCATCACTTGTTGTGCTCCACTTGGAACAATTGGGTCATATAGAGTAATCTCTAAGTCTTGCCATTCACCTTTACCTTGTAATTTTCTGTATGTGTTGATATGGTCTAACTTCACAGTTTCAAAGTTGATAGATGGTCTGTTAGCTGTTTTTATCAAGTAAGATTGAATTCCATCAATCTCCATGATATATCTGTTCTTCATCTTCGGTTCAAAGTTGGTAAAGAACATTTCGTTAAATTCTAATACTTCTGCCATTTTTTTATTTTCTCCTTTATACTAATAAATATTAGTTATTCACTTTTTTATTTTATGCTGAGAAAGATGCTCCAGTTGGTAAGATGTTGAAATCAATTACAATGAATTCAGCGGTCTTAGCAGGTTGTAGGAAAATCTGTCCAGCTAATATGTTTCTATCAACAACATCAGGTGTGTTGTTAGTCTCATCCATAACTACTTTGAACGCGTACAATCCTTGTCTTTGTTGGATACCCTCTAAATAAGGTTGTACGGTGTTTATAAATCTACCTCTTGTTTGTGCTGTATTTTGTTCGAATACTAAGTATCTCGAAGTACTTGCTACAAACTTCTTAACACCAATCAATAATCTTCTTACGTTGATTCTATCTAATGCTGATGCTTTGTCTTGTAGAGTTTTTTGTCCAAATGCTACAATACCTTGTCCAGGGAATGATGCGATTGGATTTACTTTGTTTTCATATAGTGTATCTCTTTCAGAGTGAGTCAGTCTATTCAATACCGATGCTGCACCTGTAATTCCACCTCTATTCAAACCTGCTGGAGCAAACCACTCTGCTGCGATAGCATCGTTTGCTGCGTAAACTGCTGGTAGTAATACTGAAGGTGGTACACTTACTAACTTGTTAGTGTTAGTGTCTACTGTTTTAACCCAAGGATAGTAAGTTCCAACATAGTTAGAGTCTACTGCGTTTGCTTGAGTTGTAATATCGTTTATAGTTGCGTCTGCTTTACCAAAGTCTGAAATATAAAATGCGTCAGACCTTGCTTCAACAACATCAATTGCTTTAGTTACTACCGATGGGTGTAGTTGTCTAACAACACCAGGTGTTACTAACATATTGATATCGTATTCATCTTGGTTAGAAACTGCGTTTAATGCTTTTGAATAAGCAACTGAACCACTTGCGGTTGAAGATGATAAATCTAAACCTTGTGAGTTTCCAGATGTAATATCACTTCCATATTTTTTACTGATTGCTGGAGAACCTCCATCAAATCCACCTTGGAATCCAATTGAGAATTGTCTTTTCACCATATCAGATGAATCAGAACCACTCATTACATAATCAACACCAATTACATTACCATCGAATGCAAATGCAGTGTTTGAACCAGTTTGTGCTCCATTTGGAATTGGATTTAAGTAGTGTCCATTATCATATTTTACACCAGTAGTTTCAAAATCGAAACCAGAGTAATTGATAGGTGAACCTGCTGTGTTACCAAGTGAACCAGATTTGAATACTACTGCTGGTACCCAAAGTGATTGTGCATCAGTTGTAGTTTTAATAGGGTTAGTATATGCTCCATGTGCGAATGGTGCTGCCGATACTGGATATAATCCTTGTTCTTTAACTTCTACTCTAATGTATTTTGAGTTATTTACCCAATCACCATATTCAGTAATTTTACCATTAGAATCAATAGTCATAAATCTATCACCGATTCTTCTTGCGATAAAGTTAGGTGATGCGGGGTCTAAGTTTACGTTATTATATGTTTCTAATACTGACTTTCTTTTATCGGTATCAGAAAAACCTCTTACAGTTACAGTGAATGTAGAATAATCAGTTCCACCATCTTCACCTGCTGCTTTTACATTAGAGATTGAAATCTTAAATCTTTTGTTTTCGTTGTTACCATATCCAAGTGTATGGAATCTGAATAAGTCGTATCTCTCACCAGATATAAGTTGTGATTGGATGTATGGAGTATTTGCGACTGATGCTCCTGTTGTTGATACACCATCACTTAAAGTTCCTCCATTAAATTCTTGAGTTGGTAATGCGATTGCATTTATTGCTTCACCTCCTGCTACTTCTAAATCAACATTTGATGCTGCGTTCTTAAAGAATGCATAAGTATATCCATCTTTAGAACCTAAAGGTGATGTACCAAATACATCAGTAATATCATTTGCTGCTGATTCTAAAATAGATGAAGATACTTCACCAATTCCACTACCACTTACTACAAATGAACCAGATGTAGTTATTGATGGTGATACTGTAAATGTACCAAATCCAACTTCTTCATCTCCGTTTTCAGTAGAATGTAATATACCTACTATTTTTTTAGTAGTATTATCAGAACCAGATGCTAGTAAACCAACTGGTGTTGACTGATTATAACCTCCCTCGTTCATTACTCTTACAACAGTTACAACTCCTGCCTCTCTTAGGTAGTTTTGTACTGCATATTCAGTATAGTAAGTCCCATCGGGTGTTCCAAAAATATTTTCAAACTCACTTTGAGTTCGAACTATTGTAGGTACGAATGCAGGTCCTTGTTTGAAAGGTCCTACGATTGCTGCTCCTATTTCTCCAATGCCCTGTGCTAAGAAAGAGAGGTCATTCTCTCTTGTAAAAACACCAGGTGATACGATTCTTTCTGCCATGTTATTATTTCTCCAAGTAAATTATTATTTGACTAATATCAAATTACACATATAAATATAAAGAAAATCCTCAAAAGGTAATTTCAATTATTTATCCATCTATAACATTACCGTCACCAAAACTCTCTTCTAATTTTGCTTTTAATAAAGGATAAGCAAAGTCATAGATACTAATACCTGATATTGGATTTGTTGAAATTAAATCAGTTGTATAATCCTCACTACCGGTAATTGTTTGATTTCTGTAATCAATATTTGATTGTGTAATCTCAGTACCAGGATTTGAAGGGTCTGGTACCATAACATCCACTGATTCCGATACTAAGTATGTTCTTGAAAAGTCTCTTGTTCTTGTAATTGATTCAGTAACAGCAAATTTATATATTTCTGCTATATTGTCATTTTTTGCTTTTAATTCTTCGTTTGCAGCATCAGGTCTATTATCATCATATTCTTCATATGATGCACTTGCTGCTGAACCTGAATTCATATATAATGTAGGAAATACTTTTATATATCCTAAATTTTTTCTAAACTCAAATGATTCTATACGAATATATGCTTCATCAGTGATACCTTTAGATGTTCCGATTGATGTATTAATTATTAATGCCATTTTTTTGTCTTTACTCCTTATAAATATATATTAGTTTTTTCAAAACACAAATTAAAGTGTTATTTCTATTCTTCCCAAGGAAATGAACCACTTTCGATTCGTACTTCATTCCATTGTCTTTGTTCTTCTAACATACTCTCGATTCTTTCATCAATATGTTCTGCATAACCCTCACTACCAGAAATTTCTGCAAAAACCCAATCTAAAATTTCATTTTGTGTTAAGTCATTATATGAGGTATACGCATCTGGATTGTATGTTTCAGAAATTGTAAATGGTGTTGCTCCTTCAAATGTTGCAGAGATATTATCTCCATCTTGGTTTTGAAAAGAATCATCTATTCCAGTTTTATACCAATAAGTTTGAAAAACGTAGTCATTAACAGTTTCTTGAGAACCAGAATACATTGTTTGTTTATCTGCTTTTCTTAAACTTTTTAATCTCCAACTATAAGTTACAGCCATTTTTTATTTATTAATTAATTTATTAACCATATCCTTTAATTCAGATACTTCTTTAGATAAATATTCTATTTTTTCATTTTGTGATTTTACTATACTATTTTGTTCCTTAATACCCTCAACTAGTAATGGTACTAACTTATCATAGTCAATAGTTAAATAATTTTCACCTGATTTAGACCCTATTGGATTTCCATCTTCATCAAACTTAGTATCAAATGGAGCAAGATGTACAATTTCTGGTAAAATTGCTTGTACTTCTTGTGCCGATAAACCAAGTTGTTTTTCTTCTTTAGTATATCCAACCGATTTTGCTAACTCATTGTTGGTATAGTAGAATCCATTTAGTGATAAAATTTTATCTAATGGATTTTCAATATTACCAATTTTATCTTTTAACCTTTCATCAGAATAGTATGCAATTACGTTGTCCTGTGCGTAAACCCAACCATATGCGTATAGATAATTTGCATTAATTCTATACATTCTTGAAGTAGAATCTCCATTTACATAATAACCAGTATTATTTCTATCATATATAATGTTTGGTCTAAAGTCATTCACATATGACACACTATCCATATTCATATAATATGAAGTGTTGTGGTCATAGTAAATATTTGCTCTTACTTGGTCTCTTACATACATACCATATGATGCAGCGTAGAATTGCCAAGTACCATTATGGTACATATAAGAGTTACCATTTCTTTCAGCATAGAACATCCATTCGTTATCTATATCATTATAGATACCACATTGGCTACTATCTGCTGACATGAACACATATCTTGCATTGATTGAGTATCCTTCCCAACCACCTTTACCTCCACCATGAGTCTGAACAGTACCATAATTACCATCTACACCACCTTGACCAGCTCTGAATGTTACTTCGTTGTTATCTCTTAATTCTACATAAGAATCTCTTGCAACTCTTACTGCCCAATTTCCATCAGAATCTAAGAAACCAATGTTATTACTATTATCAGCATAAACATAACCTCTTAGATTATTACCCGAAGTTGTTATATAAATTTCAGATGTAGATTGAGTTGAATACATTCTCCATCTTCGATTTGAATCAGAATACCAATGCATTGCAGTTGCTTGGTTATATAAACCTTCACCACTGTTATAATTTCTAAACCAATTGTCTGCATAGAACTCCCATGCTCTCATCGTGTTTGCTCTTGCAGAACCTTGACCACTACCAAAATAGTATGAAGTATTTTCTCTATCATACATGATATTTACTCTTAAATCATTCATATATGATACCGATGCAAAGTCACCATAATAAGAAGTACTATTCGAATCATAGTAACGAGTTGCGTAGAAGTTACCAGTTGATGCATTGTTTTCATACATTGCAATCTTAAACCAACCACTATTGTTTGGCCAAGAATGTCTCCACCAAAGTGAATCAGTTACACCACCTGCCATTTGCCAACCATAACCACTATTATATGCATTTGTATAGTGATATGCTTGAACACCTACATAGTGAGAAGTATCAGGTGGTTCATTTGCTGGATTTGACCAAGTATCAAAGAAACCACTACCCCAAGTCATTACTGTGTTAAAATCTTCTCGACCCCAACCCATAGCACCAGTCCAATAGTTAGTATCACCAGTAATCGATGAACGAGGTCTATTGTATTTGCCTGTAATACCTAATGTATCTTTTGTTCTTGAAGTAAATCCATTGATATTAGAACTTCTATCCGATGCTGGATTTAAGAAATATCCCGTGTTGTTTCTATCACGGAATGATTCTGCATCCATATTGTAAATTGCAGTAACAGCACCACCAAATGTAGCATTGTTATTATCCATTCTAAGTTCTAATGGCCAATATCCATTGTAAGTTGACCAAGTTGTTGAGTTATTACCAGAACCTCTTAACACATAGAATATGTTAGAGTTTTGGTGAATCATCGATGAACGATGGTCAGTATCTCTTAAATAAATTGTTGGAGAAGTATTTTGGATAAAAATATTTCCAGGTGCATTAAGGGAAGATGATATTTGTAAGAATCCATTAATGTAAGCACCATTGTATCTTGCATCTAATGTATCATTTGCAGGATAACCACTATAAGTTCTCTTAAATCTAAGAACAATTCTTTCATTATTATCATAGTCATCTTCAGATTGAAGAACCAATGTACCTGTGTTAGAACCAGCTGGTGATTCACCATATATTTTCCAAGCATCATTATCACCTCGTTGTTGTCCAATATAATAAGGTGGTACTGCGGATGCTCCACTACCATAATTAACACCAACTGGGTTTTGTGGTAGTTGATATTGATTTGCATTAATCACATTCATTCTTGAAGTGGATGCAAAATCACCATAATATCCAGGACTATTTACATCATAGTAAATTGGAGAGTAAATTGCTTGTTTCTCCATTCTTGTATTACCACTATAAGTGTAAAGAGTTCCATCGATGTAAGTGTTACGATTGAAATAGAAGTTACCTCTATCAGTTTGGAAGTGTGCGTATGAAGTATTCATTGGCCCCATATCAACATATCCAGAGTTGGTTCTCATTCTTAGAGCATTACCACTACCTTCTTCTAATCGTGTACTACTATTGTTAATATCATAGTATGCAGCTCTAACATTACCATTTACATCTAATTTATATCCAGGATTAACAGTGTTTATACCAATATTACCTCTACCAGTTATAATCATCTTAGTAGATGAAGAACCACCATTAGTTGTATCAAACAATAAATTTGATGCCGCTTCATCATTATCTCCATAATCCGAATCATTTACGGTCATCATGGAGATTCTTGCCTCATTAGTTGAGTTGTTAGTATCTTGGTCTTTGAAAAGAATAGATGGACCCGATGGAACTGCTCCATGGTCACTTCTATTAATTTCTAATCTCAACATATCAGTATAACCCGTATTTCCTCCTAATCCACTTCTATAAAGGTGAATTGGTGCTTGTGGGGTTGTTGTACCCCAACCAATATTTCTTGCTTGGTCTGAGTGGAAATATGTATGTGATGAACCACTTCTACCAGATGATAATGTGGTTATTGTAGTATTAGAGTTATTATCATTTGTAATTCTAACACCATATGTAAATCTCATTGTTACATAAGCATCATTGTTGTCTACAATCGAACCATCATCAGCAAGGAAAATACCTTGACCTGTTGTATTGTTTGTAGATACATAAAGGTTTTGATTTACTCTTACATGAGAATCACCTCTACCAACCGAGAAAATTTCTGAACCTCCTCCAGTACCTCTCCTTGAATCATTATAGAATCGAGTACCACCATAACTTTGAGATGCACCAATTTGAATACCAGTATGCCAGTTTATTCTTAATTTAGAATAGTTACCATTATAATTTTCCTTATCGGTATAAATCATATAATATGGTTGGCTATCACTTCTACGACCCCATGAAATACCAGTCACAGTTCCATCTGCTTGCGATGGGTCACCAGTTGAATCCCATAAGTTTAAGTGTCTACCTGGTCCTGAGCTAGTAGCATCTCTGAATAGAAATTGTCCAACAGTGTTTTCATATCTATCACTTCGGAATGCATCTACTGCTCTAACTGTATATAACTGAGAAAAACTATCTGGGTCTAAGTAATAAGAATCGTTTGCAGCATCTCTAAATAAACTACCTCTAACTTCACCAGTAGTATAAATAATTTTATTATTTCTTGCTCTAAGGTAAGTACTGTCTTGCATATACCAACCACCACCCCAGCCGAATCCAAGTTCTTCATCTTTAAGGAATGTTGCAGTACCTCTACCAAATACAATAGCATCAGAGTTACCTGTTAATTGAATTGAACCATTAATGTGAAGTTTATTATTTGTTGGTCCTCCATATACTACACCACTGTTGTCTGAACTTGTGTAAGATATTGCAGTTTGTCCAATTATGACATTATTACCACTATCTACAATTACTGTTGGGTCTTCGGTTGTTGATTGAGCAGAATATAAAGCATTTGTTGATGATACACCACCAATTGAAATATAAGAACCATCGGTTGAAATAGTAGTTGAAATTGCTGCTGTATTTGCATCCGCATCATCAGACTCCATTCTTTCAATTACATCTTTTGTTGTAGCATTACCAGTATCATTTGTTCCATGGAATATTGCAGCATAAGGTCTACGAGAACCACCTGCGGAATATGCTCCAAGTTTTGTTAAACCTACATTTAAGGCTGCTGTTCTAAGATTTCCAGTTACATTAAGTTCCCATGCATCATATGAAGTCAGAATACCAATTTGGTCTCTCGATACACCATTGATTGCGTTAGCAAGATTGTTTGATGCTGTTGAACTTCCGTAGGTATCGTATGATGTAGTAGAAACAACTGCTAAATCTGATGCTCTAATTATGGTTAGTTGTAAACCTCTACTATTTGAAGCAACATTACTACCATTTATGTACACTAATCTACTTACAACATTGTTGTTACCACCACCTCTGATATATAAATAAGAAGTTCTAATTCCCGTACCATATCCTATCCAAGAACTGAAACGAGTAATTGTAGATGAATCTCCTAATTCAAGAACATCTGGATTAGTACCCTCATCCATTCTTAACATTTGTCTACCACCAGCAACTAACTGCATATCATCTCCACCCACCATCCGTAGGTAAGTGTTGGTATCACCACTATGATAAAGATATGCATCAATATATAGATTTGAGAATGTTGGTGAATCAGATGTACGAACATTTTGGTTCATATTATAAGCATATGGTTGAGATACACTATCTAATATTTGTCTCCAACTACCCCAAGTTGTAGTACCAGTTCCTAACCTACTCCATAATCTACCACTAGCAGTATATGAAATCTGAATTGGGTAACCACCACTTAAATCAGAACCACCACCATAACTTCTCCAATGCATTTGTCCGTTATACGCACCACCATCACTTAATCCATTGGTTGCATTACTTTTGAAATCAAAGTAAACACCCCTTTCTTTACTATTTGGTAAATCATTTGTACCTCTAGTATCATTTGAATCAACTGCCTCTGCTCTATCAGCAGTTCCTTGTACATTACCTACAAATGTTGCATTTACTTGGTTGAAGGTAACATTGTCAGAAGTACGAACATTTTGATTCATTGCGTACAACTCATTATCACCTTGACCAGTATTTACTGCTGTTGCATTTACTACATTTGCAAATGTTGCCTCACCAGTTTCACCACTTAAAGTAAATAAGTTGGAGATTGTACCAGTATCATTACCATGTCTACCAATTTCAAAATCAGCACCTGAAGTATTATTATTATTAGAATCTAAGTTAATATAAACAGCACCATATGAGTTAATTCTTAAATCATCGGCCTCTGCACCACTAGCATTTCTACTACCAATTGAATGCCTTGCGTTTCCATCTTCATAGAATGTAATAAAACCACCTCTTGATAATTTAATATTTGCGTTTGATGAACCAAAGTCTAATGTACTACTTAAAGTCAATCCAACAAAAGTTGGAGAATCTGATGTTCTTAAATTTTGATTCATTAAGTAAACTTCAGTTGCACCTTGACCAGTATCAATTGAAGTTGCTGTTAATGTACCACTAACATCTAAACCATCCGATAATTTCCATCTATTACCATCAATACCAATTGAATGATAAGAATTACCATCATACCAATTTTCATAATATGCTAAATAAGCAGTATCTTGATAATTTCTATTCCATTTGTGAATTCTTGCACCATCTCCTTGGTCTCTTGCATCCCAATTTAATCTACCTCCATTAGGAGAATACAATAATAAACCACCACCACTTAAATTTAAGTCAACAAATGTTGGAGAATCAGAAGTACGAATGTTTTGGTTCATTAAATGAACTTCAGTAGCACCTTGTCCAGTATTAATAGTACCAATATTAACTAAGTTTCTAGAAGTATCGATTACCTCTGTACCATTTAGTTTATATCCATACACTGCATTTACACCAGTATCATCTAAAACTTGGAAATGTATTTTGTTTCCATCTTCTGGTTCGTAGAAATCCAATCCTTCAGGTGTTGCTTTGATAGCCATATCAATACCAGCATCCGAAGAACCATTGAAAAAGATTGTTGGATTTGCTACTCCACTTAAATAAAGATTGTTTGATTCTAAACCATCATCGGCATACCATCTATCTGCTGATTCATCCCAAAAGAATTTTTTAGTTGTTGAACCTCCTCTTAAAACTTCTATACCAGCATCCTCTGAAGGAGTACCTGATGTAAAGTTTGAATTAAGAGTTATAATATTATCTGCTAACAAAATTGTTTCGGTATTTACACTTGTTTGTGTACCCGTTACATTTAAGTTACCTGTTATGTTTAATGTTGTACCATCAAAAGTAAGATTACTTTCAACAGTTGCGTTTGGTGCAGTACCATTTAATGTAATTACACCATTATCAGTATTACCAGTTAGAGAAAGTAATCCACTACTTCCACTACTTCCACTTGTTCCACTTGTTCCACTTGTTCCACCAGAACCAGAAGTTCCTCCACTTCCACTTGTCCCACCAGAACCAGAAGTTCCACTACTTCCACTTGAACCACTTGTACCTGGGTCTCCATCTTCTCCACTCGTTCCACTTGAACCAGATGTACCACTTGAACCACCACTACCAGAAGTTCCACTTGAACCAGATGTACCACTCGAACCACCACTACCAGAAGTTCCACTTGAACCACTTGTACCTGGGTTTCCGTCTTCTCCACTTGAACCAGATGACCCACTCGAACCACTTGTACCTGGGTCTCCATCTTCTCCACTCGTTCCACTACTTCCAGAAGTTCCACTTGTTCCACTTGAACCAGAACTTCCACTTTCACCACTAGAACCAGAAGTACCACTTGTTCCACTACTTCCACTTGTTCCACTTGAACCTGCTGAACCTGAAGAACCAATCTCTCCATCTTCTCCATCAACTCCACTTGAACCACTTGAACCACTTGAACCACTACTTCCACTAGAACCAGATGTACCAGCAGTACCTGCCGTACCACCACTACCACCAGTTGCAGAAGTACCACTTGTTCCACTAGAACCACTAGAACCACTTGTTCCTCCACTACCAGATGAACCTGATGTTCCATCTCCACCACCTGCTCCAGTTATACCACTTGAACCAGATGTACCTGATGTTCCACTTGAACCACTTGAACCAGTCTCTCCAGTTAAACCACTAGAACCACTAGAACCACTCGTTCCACTCGTTCCACTAGAACCACTAGAACCACTTTGTCCTGCTCCTCCACTTATACCACTTGAACCAGATGACCCACTTGAACCACTCGTTCCACTCGTTCCACTAGAACCACTTGTACCTGGGTTTCCATCTTCTCCACTTGAACCACTTTCACCATCTATACCACTTGAACCAGATGTTCCACTTGACCCACTAGTTCCTGATGAACCACTTGTTCCACTTGTTCCACTTGAACCAGAAGAACCATCTTGACCACTTGTACCTCCACTACCACTTGTTCCACTTGAACCAGAAGAACCCGAAGAACCAGATGACCCACTTGAACCACTACTTCCACTTGAACCACTTGACCCACTTGTTCCACTACTTCCACTAGAACCACTAGAACCAGATGTTCCACTAGAACCAGATGTTCCTCCACTTCCACTCGTACCACTAGAACCAGATGTTCCTCCACTTCCACTTGTACCATCAGAACCAGTTGTTCCACTCGAACCACTTGTTCCACTTGTTCCACTAGAACCAGATGTTCCACTTGTTCCACTTGTTCCTGCGGCAGGTTCCCATCCTTCTGATGTGTATCTATAAATGTTTGTATCTGAGGTATTGTAGTAAATTTCTCCAATTTCACCACTTACTGGGTCTGATGAATATGAAGGTATTTGTATACTATCTTTTATATGAACTGAACCTGTAAATTCTTGTCTATCATCACTAGCATCTCCAAAAGTATTTGAACCTGATGAATAAATTACAGATGAAGATATGAATGTTGTTTGTAATTCAGTAGTTACTATTCTACCAGTTACATTTAGGTCTCCAGTTATACTTGCTTCTCCTCCAACACTTAAATCACTATCTAATGTAGTATTTCCAGTTACATCTAATGTACTATCTATATCGGTTTTTACATTAACTTGTAATCCTAAGTTTGGAGAAATTACTGCTTCAGCAGAACCAGATTTTAATTTATCTATATCACCAATTGCACCAGCAGAAATATTTGTTATTTGAGAACCATCTCCCTTGAATGCAGAGGCAGATACTAATGCACTTACATTTAATGCACCAGTTATATCAGTTTGTACATTTATTGAAAGTTTGGTTTCATCGATAGATGCAGTTGCATTTCCTAACGATATTCTTGTTACATCTCCATCTAAAGAGGATACTGGTATGTTAGTAAGTCCACTTCCATCACCTTGTATAGAACCACTAAAAGAACCTGTAAATTCCCTTGCAGTTACAATATTATCTACATCCAATGAAGTATTAACACCAACCGATGCGGTTGATATAGTCATTTGTTCTACACCATTTACATCAATGGATAGTAAAGATTGACTTATTTGATTAATACCATTTGGGTCTATACCTGTGAACTTCATATATTACTAATTTATGTAATTTCTAATACTGATACTACTACATCTACTGAATCATCAACATCTGAAGTAACTGTTATTGAGTCACTTGCTTCCATTACCACTTTTTGTTCTCCACCAACTAAAATAGTTGCAGACCCTTGTGGAATCACTGCACCTTTTATTAAGTATTTAGTTACTGAAGCAGAATTATCAGTTATTTGAACATCTACATTAATATTTTGTGTTACAATATTAGCAACGTTTACACCAATCACTGTTGCAGAAGTTGCAGAAGGACAAGTATAAACTGATAAACCCGCAGTTCCTGCAGGTCCTTTAATACTATTCTTAAATGTGTTTGCCATATTTTATTATTTTTATCCTAAAGCAATTGCAAATGCTATTGCTGAATCTAAAACATTTACTCCATCAACATTGTATGAATCATTTGGTCCTAAGTTTATAGAACCACTGACATCAATAGATTGAGAAACTATCATAGATGTACCACTTGTGTTTTCAGTTCCAACTCTAAGTGTATCTTTTACTGTAAGATTTGTGAATTCTGCTTGTTCTACTGTAATATCACCGGTAAATGAACCAGTAAATCCACCAGTAAATGAACCACTCAAATCTGCATACGCAATCGATGCTTGTGTAATCGAACCGGAAAAACTAGGTTGGTCTATTCTCATTTATCTACTCATTGTTTATAGGTATAAATATAACTTAATCTTTTTGTTAAGATGGTTTTGTGGGCCAAGTTAAAGAGTAAGGATTATCTTGAGTTGTTATGTCTCTTAAACCTTGTCTATATGTTTGCCAATCGGTTAGTAAAGAACCAGTAATTGGTGAATCTTGAAATTGTGTCCAATCTGATTGAGATAGTAAACTATCTCTAATGTCTCTAACTTCCTCCCATTTTTCATTTTTTCTTGTTTCTATATCTTCACCACTTGCATCTGATTCTGTCCAGTTTTGTAAATACAATGAACCTGATTGAGTTGGAGTTCCTTCTACATAATTTTTTGTATAATCTCCACCATTTTCAACTTGAACAACTGAATATACATTAAAATCATTCAATACCGAATCCGTTAAAATATTAGGAAAACTAATATTAGGATTGTCACTTTTCAAATTTTGAATAGTGTAAGGATATGTTGTTACTGAACCTGATACTTTTATATACATAATTATTTCCAATTTAATGGTATATCATTGTAATCATAGATTGAGGATGGGTTAGTACCAATACCTGTACAATTGTTATATGCATTTGTACCTAATGGTGTTGGTGTTCTTAACCACAATGCCTCATCTAAATCCCAAGATGATGAACCGTTTGTTGTTGAACTCATATTAAATATGTTAGAAAAAAGAGTAGCACTTGAATTATATACAAATGTAGGTATATTAGTTAATGCTCTACAATTTCTAAACGTTGATGAGAATGAAAGAACTGCTGTGTTATATTGAAACATATTTGTTGGAACAGTTGTTAGTGACAAACAACCTAAAAAACACGAGTTAAATGATGCAACACCACTTCCTGCGTTATCAAATAAATTATTTGGTACTGATGTTATTCCTGTAAATGAAAATGTATCAGTAAATTCTTGTGCAGAAGTTGCATTATCAAAAAAACCAGATGGTATTGATGTAATACCAGTTCCTCTAAAGGTATTGTTAAATTGTGTTACCCTTGCCAAACCATCTAAGTCAGATATACCACTTAAACTTGTAATATTACTACAACCATAAAAGTTTATCTGTCTTATACCCACATTCCCAAAACTATTTATTGCGGAATATAATAATCTAAAACTATCATTATCCACCCTAAATCCAGGTAAAGAACCAGAAATATTTACTGTGTATGTTCCACCACTCGAATAAGTGTGTGTTCCATTTACATCGTTTGTAGATGTTACTATTGAATCGGCAGTAGCATCTCCCCAAGATACCGAAATACTTGGTTGTGTACCACCAACTGAAAATAGAGGTAAGGTATATGTCTGTCCTGCCGTAACAGTTAAATTAAAACTAAATGCCACTGATGCACCTCCTCCCCCTGAACTTACTAATCTTCTTGCTATACTCATAATTCATAACTTATCATTTATCTTAAATCTGCTCCACTAAGGAATCCCCAATAATTTGTTCCACCATCAAATGTATAGAATACCAATACATCATAACCATTTGATGTTAGTGCGGGTGCTACTCCACCTGCCCATTGAACTGAACCAGGCCACCCTATTGTATAATTACCACCATTTTGTAAAAGTAGTGTAAATCCTAATGCTTTTGGATTACTTGGTGGGTTACTAAATGTGAATGTTGCGTTGTTATTAACCGTATATGTAAAGTTATTTGCTGAGGTTAAATTCAAAGTAACACTACCACCAGTTCCTTGTGCGTTTACTAATTCTTCAAATAATGTTGTGTGAATTGATGTTGATGCATCAACTGTACCAGTTATGTTTAATGTATTTCCATCGTATGTAAGCCCACTCTCTACCTCTAAAGAAGAAAGTGCATTATTGAAGGTAGTTACACCATTATTAGTTGTACCACTTATATCAAACGATGTTCCACTCGTTCCACTTATACCACTTGTACCATTAGAACCAGTTTCTCCACTTGAACCACTCGTTCCAGATTCTCCACTCGTTCCACTACTTCCAAATAAAGTACCATCTTGTCCAGAAGTACCACTTGTTCCAGCTGTACCTCCACCTGATGTACCACTTGTTCCATCCGTACCCGTAGCACCACTTGTACCACTTGAACCACTTGACCCAAATAAAGTACCATCTTGTCCAGAAGTACCTCCACTACCAGAAGTACCATCAGTTCCACTTACACCACTTGTTCCACTCGTACCAGTTGTTCCACTAGTACCACTTGTTCCACTACTTCCAAATAAAGTACCATCTTGTCCAGATGTACCACTTGTTCCTTGAGAACCACTTACACCTGATGTACCAGTTGTCCCACTAGTACCACTTGTTCCATCCGAACCAGTTGTACCACTTGAACCGAATAAAGTACCATCTTGACCAGAAGTACCACTTGTTCCTTGAGAACCACTTTCTCCACTTGTTCCACTTGTGCCTGATGTTCCACTAGTACCTGATGTTCCACTTGAACCGAATAGAGTACCATCTTGACCAGATGTTCCACTCGTTCCACTAGTACCCGTTGTACCACTTGTACCACTTGTTCCACTTGTTCCACTCGTTCCACTTGAACCGAATAGAGTACCATCTAATCCACTCGAACCAGATGTTCCACTAGTTCCACTTGAACCTGATGTTCCACTTGAACCATCTTCTCCACTTGTTCCTGCCGTACCACTTGAACCACTACTTCCAAATAAAGTACCATCTTGTCCAGATGTTCCACTAGTACCACTCGTTCCACTAGTACCAGTTGTACCACTTGTTCCTGATGAACCACTAGAACCAGATGAACCAAATAAAGTTCCATCTAAACCACTTGTACCACTCGTTCCCGAAGTTCCGCTCGTTCCACTAGTACCAGTTGTACCACTTGTACCACTCGTTCCACTAGAACCAGATGAACCAAATAAAGTTCCATCTACACCACTCGTTCCACTTGTACCAGATGTTCCACTAGTACCAGTTGTACCTGATGTACCACTTACTCCACTAGTTCCTGCACTTCCAAATAAAGTTCCATCTACACCACTCGAACCTGCTGTACCACTTGTACCGGTTGTACCACTTGTTCCTGCCGTACCAGTTGTTCCACTCGTTCCACTACTTCCACTTGTTCCACTACTTCCAAAGAATGTTCCATCTTGTCCACTTGACCCACTCGTTCCACTTGTACCCGATGTTCCAGCAGTTGCAGATGTTCCACTTGTACCTGATGTACCAGTTGAACCACTTGTTCCACTACTTCCAAAGAATGTTCCATCTTGACCTGATGAACCACTTGTACCAGTACTTCCACTAGTACCACTTGTTCCACTCGTACCAGATGTTCCACTTGACCCACTTGAACCAAATAGAGTACCATCTTGACCAGATGTTCCACTTGAACCACTCGTTCCACTACTTCCACTTGAACCAGATGTACCAGCACTTCCACTAGAACCACTAGTTCCACTAGTTCCACTTGTTCCAGTTGAACCACTACTTCCACTACTTCCACTTGTTCCGTCAGTTCCAGTTGAACCACTAGAACCAGATGTACCGTTTGTACCACTCGTACCTGATGTTCCACTAGTACCAGTTTCTCCACTTGTTCCACTAGAACCACTTGTTCCATCTGTACCAGTTGAACCACTAGAACCACTTGTACCGTTTGTACCAGAAGTTCCATCTGTACCACTCGTTCCAGAAGTTCCACTACTTCCACTTGTACCGGTTGAACCACTACTTCCACTACTTCCACTTGTGCCACTCGAACCACTTGTTCCATCAGTACCACTTGTACCACTCGAACCACTCGTTCCACTCGTTCCATCCGAACCAGTTGTACCACTTGTACCTGATGTTCCACTTGAACCACTCGTACCACTTGTACCAGGGTCTCCACTTGTACCACTTGACCCACTAGTTCCACTTGTTCCAGATGTACCTTCTGAACCAGTTGTACCCGATGTGCCTGATGTACCTGATGTACCTGATGTTCCACTAGTTCCATCTACACCACTTGTACCAGATGTTCCACTAGTACCAGTTGTACCACTTGTTCCTGCCGTACCAGTTGTTCCACTCGTACCATTTGTACCATCTTCACCATCAGAACCAGATGTACCCGATGTTCCACTTACACCAGATGTACCACTTGTACCATCTTCACCATCTAATCCACTTGAACCCGAAGTTCCACTCGTTCCACTTGTTCCACTTTCTCCACCAGAACCACTTGAACCACTTGAACCAGATGTTCCTGCTGTTCCACTACTTCCACTACTTCCACTTGTTCCACTTGAACCTGCCGTACCACTTGAACCACTTGTTCCTGTTGTACCACTTGTACCAGAAGTACCACTCGAACCATCGGAACCAGATGAACCAGATGTACCACTACTTCCACTTGAACCAGATGTACCACTACTTCCACTACTTCCACTTGTTCCACTAGAACCAGAAGAACCGTTTGTGCCTGATGTTCCACTTGTTCCACTTGAACCTGCACTACCCGTTGTACCACTTGTACCTGATGTACCTGATGTTCCACTTGAACCAGATGTTCCACTTGAAAGTGTATCAATTAAAAGTGTACCACCCATACCACTATGACTAACACAATAGTAGTACAAAGTATTTGGAGCATCATCTGGTACTTTGAATCTCAATATTCCACCTGCACCAGGTGAACCACTTCTTATTACACCATTTGTATATTCACTACCTCCACCATGTGTACCATTTGCAGTTGTTGATAATGCAATCGCATGACCACTATTTGTAGAATCACTTTCATCAAATTCGTAAGTAAATCCTCGTAATAGTGTTAGAGTTGGTTGTCTTACTGAGTCTATATTATAGAAGTTAGAACCATTTGCCGTTACAATAAAAATATCAGTTACAGGGTCTTCTGCGGATGTACCACTTGAGCCACTTGAACCACTCGTTCCACTCGTTCCACTACTTCCACTCGAACCAGATGTTCCACTACTTCCACTTGAACCAGAAGTTCCACTCGTTCCACTCGTTCCACTACTTCCACTTGTTCCACTACTTCCACTTGTTCCACTCGTTCCACTACTTCCACTTGAACCAGATGTACCACTCGTTCCACTACTTCCACTTGAACCAGAACTTCCACTAGAACCACTTGAACCAGAAGACCCACTAGTACCAGTTGTACCACTTGAACCACTCGTTCCCGAAGTTCCACTTGTTCCAGAAGTTCCATCAGAACCAGTTGTACCTGATGTTCCCGAAGTACCACTTGTTCCACTACTTCCACTAGAACCAGAAGAACCTCCACTACCAGTTGTACCTGCTGTACCAGATGTCCCACTTGCAATAGTTATACTTTGTTGCTCTAATGCACCAGTTGTTGGGTCATAAGATACAATTGTTGATGAACTACCTACTGGTAAAGTTTCTACAAATGCACCACCACTGATAATTAAGTCACCTAATATATTCAAACTACCAGTTAATTCTGCCGAACCAGAGAATGGGAATCCATCACCACTACCACCTCCACCACCATTTAATGCGAATGAAGCAGTTAGAGCAAACGATGAACTTAATACACTCATTGATGCAGTTTGGTCATTTCTTACATAATCTTCAGCAGATACTGCGTTTAGTGCGTATGAAGCAGATACTGCGTAAACTGAGTATGAAGAACTTTGAATACTATCCATTCCAAATGGACCATCTACATTAGATGAAGTTACATAAGATGCAGTTTCGGAAGACTCGCCTCCTCCACCACCTCCACCACCATTGAGTGCAAATGATGCAGTTACCGCATACGAAGCAGAAAGAACTGTCATCGATGCTGTTTGTGAATTTCTTATAAAGTTTGATAAATCTTGAATTGCTGCGATTGAAGCAGAATCTAAACCTACAACGTTTTGTGCTAAGTCTGATACTTCAGCACTTATTGCTCTTGATGCAGAAGGAACTATTCCTATTACATTGTCACCACTGATTGCTCCACTAATTTTTGAACCACCACTACCAACAACTACTTGTCCACTCGTTAAAGTACTAAACGTAATTTTTACTCTATTGTTATCTAATGATTCAATAGAAGCAGGTATTAGTTGTGCGTTAGAACCAGTTTCATAAACTTGTACAATTGGATAATCTAAATCAAAGTTATGTATAACAGTAACTTGAGTTACATTGTCAAATGGTACAGTTGTAGTTGGTGTTGATTCTGGTACAGGAACAAATTTGTTTTTTGCACTATCAAATATTAAAATTTCTCTATCTTCGGCATCACCTTCTCCCTCATAAGGGCCTTTAAGTGAACCACTAAATAAACCACCTTCAAATCTTGGAGCAAATACAGTATTTTCAACACTTAAATTACCACTAATAGATGCAGATGCGTTTACAACAAATCCAAAGTCAGGTGAAATTTCTGCAGTAAATGCCCCACTCTGAAGTAGGTTGGTTTCAAATGCTAGATTTGCAATATTAATGTTTCTAAGTCCACTACCATCTCCATAAATTACACTACCACTATCAACAATTAAGTCTCCATCTTGTACATTTAATCCTCCACTAACATTAAGTGATGCAGTAATGTCTACTTTATCAGCAGGTGTAAATATTTCTAAACCTTTGTCAGGTGATATAATTGCGAATGCAGAACCAGATGTGATTCTATCTAATTGTAAATCAGTTAAGGATTCTGCAGGAATGTTAAATAATTCAGAACCATCACCAGCAAATACTGATGCTGATAATCTGACATTAACATTCATTTCATTAGGGTCAATGATTGCTTCTGCTGAACCTGATTTAATTCTATCTAATTCTAAGTCAGTTAACGATTCAGCAGGAATATTAAATAAACCACTACCATCACCCCTATAAAGAGATGCAGATACTGACCCACTAATATTAATAGAACCAGTAAATTCAGAACCACTATCTTCAGATTCTACTCTAAATCCAAATACAGGTGATACCGAAGCAGTTACCGAACCACTTGATATTTTTGGTGCTGCTGCTGCTTGAACATTTTGTAGATTTGAACCATCACCAAAATATGTTGTAGCAGTCATAGAACCACTGACAAGAACCGAACCACTAAATTCAGAGGTTACTGGATTTACTCCTTCACCCTCTACCCTAAAGAATCCAGTAGGGTCAACTGATGCTGTTATTGAACCAGTAAAGATACGAGATGAATCAATTGCTAAGTTAGCAATATCAATATTTGTAAGTCCACTACCATCACCAGTATAGATACCCGTAATTTTTAGGTCTCCATCTACATCTATTGAACCAGTAAACTCAGAACCACTTACTTGAGATTCTACTCTAAATCCAAATTCTGGTGATACTGATGCAGTTACACCCCCACTTACAATCAATGGAGTATCTTGTGCTCTTTCTGCAATTACACCAGTTAGTTTAGAACCATCTCCTACAAATTCAGTTGCAAGTATTGAACCAGTTACATTTATTGAACCAGTCGTATCAACTGAACCTGTTATTTGTTGTAGTGATTCTGTTGTAGAACCAAATGTATTACTATTTGGTGCAGATAAAGTTTGTAATGTACTTATACCTTGTACATCTAAATTATTTTGTATTTCTAGGTTTGTGTCAATATTAACTGAACCAGTTATTTGTAGACTACCTATTATTCTAGAACCACTATCACCAGATTCAACTACAAATCCATCATCGGGTGTTACAGATGCAGTTACCGAACCAGATGCTATTCTAAATGCATCACCTGTAAATGCTGAACGAGGAATATCAAATAAATTTCTACCAGAACCACTAAAGTTACCACTAATTTCATTGGCAATTAATTTATCTGCCTTTAATGTTTTTTCAACTGTTACATTATCACTAATATCAACTCTACCATCAAATACAATATTTGCATTAGTCGGTTCTTCACTTAATACATTAATTTGACCACCCATTCCAGAGTGATTAATACAATAATAGTAAAGTGTTGTTGGTGTGTTAGAATCAACATCGATAATTACTCTTGAACCACTATCTCCAGCATTAATACTACCAGTATCCACACTACCAGTGTAAACATTACCACTATTGTGAGTACCATCCGATGTAATTGATAATCTTAAAGCATGTGTAGCATTATTACTACCCGTTTGCCAAAATGTATAAGTTGAACCAACTAAGAATTGTAATGTAGGTTGTCTTTCTGAATTAATAACATATTTGTTACTACCATCAAAATCTTGAACATCTACATTTAGACTTTTAATATCTTCGAATGGTTCAAATGATGCAGATACTAATAAAGAACCAGTAGTTTTAACATTTCCACCAACATTTAGTCCACCACTAATAGATGCAGTAGCATTCACTTCAAATCTGAAGTCAGGTGTTAATGATGCCGTTACCGAACCTGTTGCGATTGATGCTTGTAATGGAAAATCCTCTGCATTGTCTGAAATAGGGATATCAAATAAATCTCTACCACTACCACTAAATGCTCCACTAACTTCATTTACTACAATTTTATCTCCACTAATTGTATTTCCAAAAGAAATATTATCTTGAACATCTAAATCACCATTTAAGTCTAAATTACCTTGTATTAGTGTATTGTTATATAATTCTATTGAAGCACTTTGTACATATTCATCTACAACATAAATTGTTCCTGCCATTTCAGCATGATTCTCACAATTATAGTAGTATGTACCTTGTGCAGATGCAGAGAAGAAAATAGAACCACTCGTTCCACCATTATTTGTAAATGGAAGTGCGTTACCAGTTCCCGTTCCTGCTGAGGTCTTTAAGTAAAAAGGATGTCCCGATGCTGATATTTCAAATTCGTATGCAAGATTTTTAACTAATACTAAATCTGGATTCAATCTACCATCGATTGAGTACGCAGTATTACCAACATTGTATACAAAGAAATGAGTATCTAAAGAACCCGTAGGAACTATTTGATTTGAGGCAGATACTATAAAACTACCACTTACCCTTAAATCATCTTCAAATCTACCAAATTCATTTACAATAAATCCTTCATTAGGAGAAACCGATGCTGTTACTGAACCAGATGCGATTCTTGATGCGTCTTCTGAAAGTGCAGATTGTGGAATATTAAATAATCCACTACCATCACCTTGGAAAAGAGATGCAGAAATATAATTTTGAGTATCTATCGAACCACTAAATATAGAACGAACTGAACCTTCCGATGAAGCAACGAGAAACTCTCTATATTCAAATACAGAAGCACTTACCGAACCTGTTGCTATTCTTGGAGAATCATCAGATAGTGCTGCTTGTGGAATATTAAATAATCCTCGACCATCTCCACTAATTATACCATCAACATCTAGTGAATTTGTTACAAATACCGAACCTGTAAATTCTTGTCTATCTGCTAAAGTTTTTCCAAATGTGTTTGAACCTGAAGAGTAAATTATTGTAGTTTCTACATAGTTTGTATAAAGTTCATTTGATACAATTGCACCTGCTACTACTAAGTCACCATCAATTGATGCACTTGCGTTTACGGTAAATCCACTTGTTGGGTCAATTGAAGCAGAAAATGCTCCACTAATTATTCTATTTGAATCCAATGCATCTTCAGTTAGTGCATTTCTTGGAATATTGAATAATTTTTCACCAGAACCACTAAATGCAGAACCAGATTGTACTCTAACTTCACCAAAGAAAGTAGAACCACTATCAACCGAAGTTACTACAAAACCATCATCAGGTGATGTTGATGCAGTTACCGAACCACTAAATATTTTTGATGTATCTAAATCTGCTATGGCAGCAGCTGGTATGTTAAATAGTTTTTCACCAGAACCACTAAATGCAGAACCAGATTGTACTCTAACTTCACCAAAGAAAGTAGAACCACTATCTATTGACTCTACAACAAAACCATCGTTTGGTGAAACTGATGCGGTTACTGAACCACTTGTTATTTCGTTTGATTCTAATGCGTCATCTGTTAATGCAGTTCTTGGTATATTGAATAATTGTTCACCACTACCACTAAAGAACGAACCACTACTAATAGAAACTCCACCAAGTACATCAATAGAACCAGTAAATTGTGAACCACTATCTATTGACTCTACTTTGAAACCGTCTTCATTAGAAACGGATGCAGTTACATTACCTTGTTGTATTCTCGTTGATGCTACCACTTCTTCTGCAAAAGCAGATAAAGGTATATCAAATAAATCTCTACCACTACCACTAAAGAATGATGCAGAAACTGAACCACCTGCTGTTACATCAGTACCTACTGTTGCATTTCGAGACACAAAAATAGAACCACTAAATTCAGACCTTGTTCCTAATATACCTGTTCCAAAATCTTCTACTCTAAATCCTCTATTAGGGTCTACTGATGCTGTTATAGAACCTGATGCTATAAATGATGAAATTAGTGCATCTTGTGTAAGTGCAGTTCTTGGTATATTGAATAATTTAGCACCACTACCACTAAAGTCAGAACCAGAAGTTAATCTAAGTTCTCCAGTAAATGTAGAACCACTCACTTCTGATGTTACAATGAATCCATCATTTGGGTCAACTGATGCAGTTACCGAACCAGTTGTTAATATTTTTGCTTCTGCCGCAATTGCAGCATTTATTGCTTGTTGTGTTTCATCTGAAAGTGCTGCTAGAGGAATATCGAATAACTTTTCACCACTACCACTAAATGAACTACCACTTGCAACTCTAAGTTCACCAAAGAATGTTGAACCAGTTAATGAAGTTACTACGAATCCCTCATTTGGAGAAACCGATGCAGTTACCGAACCACTTACTATAAATGAAGATAATAAAGCATCTTCAGTAAGTGCTGAACGAGGTATGTTAAATAAATCCCTACCACTACCACTAAATACCGAACCACTTTGTAGTTTAACATCTCCAATAAAAAGTGAACCACTATCAACTGAAGTTACTACAAATCCAGTATCAGGTGAAACAGATGCGGTTACCGAACCAGATGTAATTTGATTTGTAATTAGAGCATCTTCAGTTAATGCTGAACGAGGAATATCAAAAAGTCCTTGACCACTACCACTAAATACCGATGCCGATACTCCACTTTCTACAAACAATGAAGAACTAAACTCTGCTCTATCAGTACCTTCTAATCTAAATCCAAACTCTGGACTAACTGATGCGGTTACTGAACCACTTGCTATGAAAGATGATAATAGTGCATCTTCTGTTAATGCACTTCTTGGAATATCAAATAAGTCTCTACCACTACCACTAAATACAGAACCACTATCTAATTTTACATCACCAAAGAAAAGTGAACCACTTTCAATAGAAGTAACTCTAAATTGATTGTCTGCTGTCGATGCTGTAATTGCTCCACTTGCGATTAAAGAAGCATCTTCTGAAAGTGCTGATTGTGGAATATCAAATAAATCCCTACCACTACCACTAAAGAATGATGCAGAAATTGCATTTACTTCTATATCATTTGTAACAAAGACTGAACCAGTTACATTTGCATCACCTCTAAGACCATATGAACCAGAAATGGATACTGAACCTGTAAATTCTTGTAAATCAGTTACATCGTTTCCAAATCGATTTGAACCAGAAGAGAATACGATTGATGATGAAATAATTTCAACAAGTATCTCTCTTGCTACAATTCTATTATCTACTAATAAATCACCAGTAATTCTAACATCACCATTAACATCCATATCTCCATCAAACGATGATGATACGTTTACTAAAAACCCAGTATTTGGTGCGATTGATGCAGATGCAGAACCACTTCTTAATAATGAGGTATCGGGTAAATTATTTAATTCAGAACCATCTCCTGCGAATGAACCACTAAAAGAACCCGTTAATTCTTCTAATTGGATTTTAGTTACGAAAAGTCTATTACCATCTGCGTCAGATGCTACAAGTGCAATAGAACCAGATGACAGACTCCCACTAATAGGTACACCTAAATTAGGTTCTACCTCCGCAAGTTCTAAAAACTCGTATCTGTCAACCGAAACATCACTCGGTTTAACTACTCTAACTTTTCCACTTAATAATTGACTCATCTACCCTAGTATATAATAGTAAATATTACTCATTTGCACTTTCAAGTATAGAAAGTATAACTTTTAAGTCTGTTGACCCAGAAACTACCAACGAGAACTCCTCTTCCATAACCAACTTACCTGCGGTAATTGGTGAAAATGAGTCTCCCTTTCGTATCGGAAAGTCTTTAACTAATTCTATTTTTTCTTGTGGTGCTCTCACTGGTAAGAAGTTTGTATTTGCAATTACTTCTAGCAAATCTTCTATAATAGCAGGAGAACCAGATTCTGCGGTTAGTGTTGTATCAAAAGACTGAGTAAATGTTGTCTGATATAATCTATCTACTTCAATAGAACCCGTAACCGATTCGTTATTTAATATTTGTTTTGATAAAGTATTTACATAATTTATCGTGTTATATGATGCTGTTACTTGTAACAATTCTGTATCTAATCTAACACCATTTTTATCGTAATATGATAATGCTTCTTTTTGAGTTTTTAATGTACCACCATTTTCAATATCAAATCTTACTGCAGTTAATGTCTCATCTACATATGTCTCATATTTTGATGAAGTAAATGCAAATGGAATATCTTCTAAATTATTTAAGAAGTTTGCATAAGCCGCTGATTCTTTTTTTAAGAAAGTTCTGTTTATCTCAAGTAATTGTGATGAACTAATAAAACTACCAGTATTTTCAATATTTTGAATTTGTGGTACTGGTATTTCTCTGTTCGAATCTAATTTAATTGTAACGTTATTATTTTCAGCTACATTTTGATTAGTAATTTGTGCTGAAAGTAAAATGGTAGAAACTCCTGAAGGAGTAGTATATACTATATCTTCCTCCCCAGTTAATGAAGTTACTACTGATTTGAATGCGTTAAGTGGTACAAATACATCTGCCATATCTTTTTATTTTTAGTCTTGTAGTGCAAGTGAGAATGGTGTTACTAACGAGAACAATGAACGAGAGAATGTTCGACCTTGTAAAGTACCTGTTGCTTGATTAATTACAAGACCAGCACCAATTCTAAAGTCACCAAGTTCATTACCCGAAGTAAAGAATACTCTACCTCCACCGATTTCGGTTATTTCTTTGTCTGGGTCTGGTATACCTGCACCACCTTGGTTAGGAGGTAATGCTTTATAAGTTACACCAGCACCTGAGTATGAGAAATCATGTCCAGTAGTAATTATCAAGGAACCAAAGTTTTCTAATGGAGAGTTCCTAACAATTCTCTGGAATTGAGTTCTCAAAAATCTATTAGCATCCGCAGTTTCATATTTTTGCTCGTTTACTACTGCGGAAGCATCACCATACACACCATTGTAGTATGATTTTGCTGCTTCGATACTTCTTTCATTTCCACCATAGAATAAATCGGTTGCGATAGCATCTAAGATGAAACCAGTATCTCTATAACATTTTTCTTCATTATAAACAAAGTTAGGGAATGCTCCATTTGTATACGAAATTGCCTTACCTTGTAATATTTTTTTACTTGACTTTAATAAGTCAACTGATACTCTTGTATTGAATGGTGGTCTTGTTAATTGATTTTTAAGAATCACATTTTCAGAAAGACCTTTTGCAAAGTCAATACCATCAATTGTTTGAGGTTTTTGTTCAGTTATTGCGACTGAAGGTATGTAATAGTAGAATCTACCTGCTTGTAAACTTCTCTCATTACCACCATAAACCATGTCAGTTCTAACTGCGTCAATTATATATCCAACATCTCTAAAACATTTTGATTGATTATATTCAAACTCACTCCATGATGAAGATAAGAATGTAATAACTTCTGTTTGAATTAGATTTTTATTACCAATCAATAATTCAGCACCAACAAGTGTTGCATTTGAAGGTGTTGTAAACTCAACATTTTGAATTACCTTTTGTGATAATCCTTTTGCATATCTAACTCCATCAATTGTTGGGTCTAGTTGATTTTCTTCAGAAGGAACTCCACTATTAGTTGCTCTTGATGGATATCTCCAATAGTAACTACCTGCGGTTACACTTCTTTCATTACCACCATAGAATAAATCAGTAGCAGTAGCATCAATTAAATGACCAACATCTCTTTTACACTTGTCTTCATCGTAGTAAACACCACTCCAAGAAGATGATACAAAAGCAATAACTTCGTTTTGAATAAACTCTTTATTATCTCTTAATAAATTCCAAGATGCCGATACCTCGTTAGAAGCAGTTACAAATTCAATATTTTGAACTAACTTTTGTGATATACCACTTGCGTATTTAATACCATCAGTTGTTTGGTTTACTTGAGTTGTAGTTGCCTCTGATGGGTATAAATAGTAGTATTCTCCTCCAGTCCTACTTCTTTCGTTACCACCATATAAGAAATCAGTAGCAACAGCATCTAGAATGTATCCAGTATCTCTACTACAACTTGCTTCATTATAGTCAAAATTACTCCAAGATGAAGAAATATATGCTATAACCTCATTTTGAATAAATTCTCTATTTTCTAATAATGTTTTATTACCTGCTATTCTTTCAGAAGAAGCAGTTACAAATATATTATTTTGAACTAAGTTTTCCATCAAGTCACCAGCATACTCAATACCTGTTGTTGTTGGGTCAACTTGTGCGTTTGTTGCAGATGATGGATACTTGTAGTAGAAGTTTCCTGCATTAATACTTCTCTCATTTCCACCATAAAGAACATCAGTTGAAACTGCATCAATTATATGAGTTATATCTCTCTTACATTTTTCTTCGTTATAATCAAACGAACTCCAAGAAGATGATAAGTAAGAAATAGATTCACTTTGAATAAATTCTCTATTTTCTCTTATTAAGTTATAAGAAGATGATACTTCTAAAGATGCCGTAACGAACTCCGTGTTCTGAATTAAGTTTTGTGTAATTCTACTTGCGTAGAATATTCCATCTAATGTTTGATTTATTTGTGAACCTGTACCATTTGCTTCTGATGGGAATTCGTAATAGAATTTACCATTTACAATTGATGCAGAATAACTATTATAAACTAAGTCTTCTGCTGCTCCACTAATAATAAATCCAACATCTCGTTTACATTTCTCCTCATTGTACGATGATGTACTCCAAGAAGATGATAAGTAAGCAATTGTTTCATCTTTGATAAAGTCAATATTTTCCTTGATAATCTCGTAAGCAGCGAGAGTAGACGGGTCAGTAGAACGTACTCCATATAAACTTGCAGTTTCATATGAACCCGTTCCATTTGCGATTATCGTAGTGACTAAATCAATTGAAGATGAAACAAATGCTATATTTTCTAAACTACCACTTAACGAACCAGTAAACTGATTGTGTGTAAAGAACTTAATATTAGAATTTGTATTAAGTGTTCTTTGTGGTATTTCTAGTGTTTCTTTATTTGCTATTTTTTCTATTAAATCTTTTATGTAAACAATACCATCAACTGTTGAATCTAGTTGATAACTAATTGCTTTAGATGGGAATCTATAATAGAATTCACCAGCAGTAATACTTCTTTGATTACCACCCCATCTTAAATCAGTTGCGATTGCGTCTACAATGAATCCAGTATCTCTACTACAACTTTGTTCGTTGTAGACTAAGTTAGGATATTTAGCATTTATAAATGAAACTGTTTCATTTTGAATAAATTCTCTATTTTCTCTAATTGAATCATAAGTGTATTCAACTTCATTACTTGATGTTACAAAAGTAGAACCACTTACAATTTCACCAACTAAACCTTTAATATAATTTATTGCAGTTACAGTTGGGTCTTTTTGTTGGTTTTCACTTGGTATACCACCAACGATTGCTGCTGATGGGTATTTGTAGTAATATTCTGCCGCAATAATACTTCTCTGATTTCCACCATAAAGAAGGTCAGTTGCAATAGCATCAACAATATGTCCAGTGTCTCTTCTACATTTTGATTCTGAGTAATAGAAATCACTCCAAGATGAGGATACAAATGCGATTGTTTCCTCTTTAATGAAATCTCTATTGTTACTCAATAATTCAAATGACGCAGAAACATTTTGTGAAGCAGTTACATAAGTTCTACCTCTAACAATATTTTGTGCCATATTACCTGCGTAGATAATACCATCAAGTGTTTGTTGTAATTGAGAACCAGTTGCTTGAGATGGATATTCATAGTAATATACTCCATTAACAAGTGACGCAGAATTTGCGTTCCAAATTAAATCTTCGGCTGCTCCACTGATAATAAAACCAAGGTCTCTTCTACATTTTGTTTCATTATAATCAAATTCACCCCAAGATGAAGAAAGGAATGCTATTGTTTCATCTTGAATAAATGAAATATTATTTTTTAATAAATTATATGCATTGACACTTTTTGGAGCATCAATTGTTTCAGTATATTCAACAAGATTTGGTAATGAACTTGTTCCATTATTTAGTATATCAACAATAAGTCCAAATGATGAAGAAATTATTTTTTCTTGAACTCTATCACCACTACTTCCAATTGTTTGACTAGTATTAGTGTATTTAATTAAATTATTAATATCACTATTTGTTTTAACTAAACTTGGTAAAGAACCTGTACCATTTTGGACTACATTTTCTATAATACTTCCTCTTTCTTTAACTAAATCAATTTCAGTTAATGAACCACCATATATTCCAATAAATTGTTCTACATTTCCAACCTTTATATTGTTAGATGTATTTGAAATTTGAATAGGTAGTGAACCAGTACCATTTTCTATGATATCATTTATAATTTTAACAGAAGAACTTACAATTTCTAACTCATCAGTAACATTATATGTACCACTTGCTGTTACATAAGAACTAGTAGTTAAATTTTGTGGATTATCGAGTTCTGATGTTTGGAAATGTTTTGCTATTGTAAATGGAATTTTGTCAGTTCCGAATCTAATAACATCATTTATTAAATCAACACTTGATGATATAATTCCAACCTCAGTAGAAGTACCACTTGTTGATAAAGTAAATTGGTCTATATTGTTTACTTTAGTTTTTGAGTCTATATTTTTTACTTCAAATGGTAAAGTACTAACTGAATTATTTACTACTCTCTTAAACGTATGATTAGATTGAGGTAGGTGTTTTAATGCACCATTCGAAGCTGATACGAAAGTGTGAACTGATTGAGGTTCATGTTTTACTGCATTGTTAGATGCAGATACAAATGTATGAATTGAACCACTTGCAGTTCCACCATCACCTACATTTATAGTAAATGTTCCAGTTTGTCTTTCTAATCCATTGGTAGTTGCTGATACAAATGTATGTGAACCTACATATGGTGAAGAACCTATATTAATATCGAATGTATTTGTAGTTACATTAGAAATTTCTAACCATCTTCCACTTGGATAATCGTAATTAGGTCTTGGGTAAGATTTGGTAGTTGTATTACCATCTAATACACAAGTATAAGTTAGAGAGTTATCATCTAATTTGATGTAATCTCCATTTGAGAACCCATGAGATGCGATTGTTATAGTAACATCACCAGTTGCCGAATCATATGGTGCATTAGTTACACTATGAGAAGTTGTACCAACTGAAGTAATTACAATTGATTTTCCTGCATATGGGTCTGAACCTGGTCTTGGGTAAGAATGAGTTGTAGCATCATTATCTTGGTCACAAGTAAATGCGAATGATTCATCTTCTAATACCACACTTCTACCAACACCCAATCCATGTTGTCCAACAGTTACAATCATATCACCAGTTGATGCGTTATAATTAGCATCGGTTGGTGTAAAGTATTTGTTCGGACCAGATGCACCAACATTAAATGTTAATGTAGTATCGGTTACCGATGTGATTGGAATTGAACGTACTGCGAATGGGTCGATTCCTTCTCTTGGATAAGATTTAGTTGACTGGTCATTGTCCATATCACAAGTAAATGCGAATGATTCTGGTGACATAACAACACCCTCTCCAACACTTAAACTATGAGTTCCAACTGTAACTACAAACTCACCATTTGATGGGTCATAAGTTGCGTTAGTTGGATTAAATTCTATATTAGGACCTGATTTACCAACGTTTACAGTTATAGTATTTGTTGTTGTTGATTTTATTGGTAATCTATTGTTATATGCAGGTTGACCAACCGATGGTAATATATGTTCAGTCCTATTTCCATCCATATCACAAGTGAATACGAATGAATCTGGTCTTAGGTATAAACCATTTAATTTAGTTAATGTGTGATTTGGAATAGTCATTACAAAATCACCATTAGCTGGATTATAAGTTGCGTCTTCTGGAGTGAATGATTTTACACCATCAGTTATAATTCCAATAACTGACTCAAATGAAGAACTAATTTCTGATACTGAACTTCCACTTATTGCTATTGAATTAGTGTATTGTGTAGTATCAGTAAATCTAATATTATTTTCACTATTTTTTATTATAGAAGGAATAGTCAATAGTTCACTTTGTACTAGTTTTTTACTAACAGAATCTGCATATCTTATTGCTTGTATAGTTTCTTCTAATTGAACAGTAGTTGCTTCAGATGGGTATAAATAATAGTAAATACCAGCAACAACACTTCTTTGATTACCACCATATAAAAGGTCAGTTATGACTGCATCTATAATATACCCAGTGTCTCTTCTACATTTAACTCTATTATAAGTAAAATATGGATATGTTTGGTCTATAAAGTCTATAACATTATCTTGAATAATATCTTTGTTATTTAATATTAAATCATATGATTGTTTTTTGTCTAAAGAAGTAGTAGTAAATATAGTATTCTGAATAAGTTTTTCTGCAACCCCAGCTGCGTGTCTGACTCCATCAACAGTTTGTTGTAATTGAGAACCAGTTGCTTCACTTGGGAATAAGTAATAGAACTCACCAGCAGTTACACTTCTTTCATTACCACCATAAAGTGTATCGGTTGCAACTGCATCAATAATATATCCAGTATCTCTTCTACATTTAGACTCTATATACTCAAATCCACTCCAAGAAGATGAAATATAAGAAATAACTTCATCTTGGATAAATGATTTATTTTCAAATAATAAGTCATATGTTGCTTGTCTTTCTAAAGAAGCAGTTACTAGAGTTGTGTTAGTAATTAATTTATTTACAAGTCTTGACGCAAACGATATACCGTCTGATGTTTGTGATAGTTGAGAACCAGTAGCGTCAGATGGATATAAATAATAGAATTCACCAGCATTTACTGCTCTTTCATTTCCACCATATACAAAATCAGTTACAACTGCGTCTAAAATATATCCAACATCTCTTTTACATTTAGATTCATTGTAATCAAATGTACTCCAAGAAGATGATAGATAAGAAATTGTCTCATCTTGTATTAGTTGTTTATTTTCAGTTATTAAACTTGCTACACTTAATTTTTGTTCTGATGATGTTACAAATAATTTATTTTGTAAAATGTTATCAGACATTGATTTTGCCCACTTAACACCATCAACTGTTTGAGATAGTTGTGAACCAGTAGCATCTGAAGGATATAGGTAGTAGAACTCACCTGCTACTCTACTTCTTTCGTTTCCTCCATAAAGTAAGTCAGTAGTAACTGCATCTAAAATATATCCAACATCTCTTGCACATTTAACATCATCATATTCAAAGTCTGCCCAAGATGAAGAAATGTATTCTACAACTTCAGTTTGAATTAAGTTTCTATTTTGGAAAATTAAATCATATGCATTTGTTCTACTAAATGGTGCAGATGCAAATTGTGTATTTACTACAATATTTTCAGACAATCTTCTTGCGTAATTAATTGCGTCAACTGTTTGAGAAAGTTGAGAACCAGTAGCATCAGATGGGTATCTGAAATAGTAGTCTGCTGCCTCTATGGTTCTTTCATTACCACCATAAAGAACATCAGTAGCAACAGCATCTATGATGTATCCCACATCTCTTTTACAAGTGGATTCTACATAATCAAATTCAGACCAACTTGCAGAGATATACTCAATAGTTTCATCTTGAATAAATTGTTTGTTATCTCTTAATAATTGATGAGATGTAGATACCTCATTTGATGCAGTTACAAAAGTAGTTTGTTGTATTACTTTATCTGCTAATCTTCTTGCATAATCAATACCATCGAGTGTTTGTTGTAATTGAGAACCAGTTGCAGATGATGGATATAGATAGTAGAACTCACCAGCATTTACACTTCGTTCATTACCACCATAAACTACATCAGTTTTTACAGCATCTATAATGTGACCAACATCTCTCTTACAAGTAATTTCAACATAATCAAATGTAGACCACGAAGAACTTAAATAAGAAATTGTTTCATTCTGAATAAACTCTGTGTTTTCAGTTAATAAAGTTTGTGTATCTAATCTTTCTTGTGATGCAGTTACAAATTCAATGTTCTGAATAAGTTTTTGTGCCAATCTACTTGCATAATTGATACCATCTAAAGTTTGATTTATTTGTGATGTTTCTGCAAGTGATGGGTTTTCAAAATAGAATCTACCATTAACAACCGATGCAGAGTTTGCATTGTATATTAAATCCTCTGCCGCACCACTTACAATAAATCCAACATCTCTTCTACACTTTTCTTCATCATAAGATGCGGTAGACCAAGATGAACTTAGATATGTAATTGTTTCTTCTTGAATAAAATCAATATTTTCTTTTATAATTTCATATGATGCAATTGCATTTTCAGTTGTCAATCTTGTTGTATAATCAACAAGAGTTGGTGCAGAATTTAATCCATTAGTAATAATACTTGTTACTATTGCAAATGAAGAAGATACAAAATCAACATCTTCAAGTGAACCACTATAAGATGATGAAATATATTGACCTACATTTCCAACTTTAATATTTTCGTTTACATTTTCAACAATTGTAGGAATACTACCAGTTCCGTTTTCAACTATATCTAATACAATTGCAAATGAAGAACTTACTTTTTCAATTTCAGTATTACTAACACTCATTGAAACATTTTGATAAATGTTTGTATCAGTTACTTTAATACTTGCTGATGTGTTAAGAATTTCGGTTGGTAATACACTTGTACCATTTTTTAGAACATCAATGATTGTTGCATAAGATGAACTAACTAATTCAACTTCAGTATTAGTTGCTGATATAGATGAGGTAACTTGATTTGTAGAAGTTACTTTAATTAAATCCGAAATATTGTCATCTAATATAGGTAAAATATTTACTGAATTTTCATCTGTTCTAACAAAAGTATGAACTGATTGTGGTAAATGTTTTACTGCTCCATTTGATGCTGATACGAATGTGTGAACCGTTTGTGGTTCGTGTTTTATAGCATTGTTTGATGCTGATACAAATGTGTGTATTGAACCACTTGCACTTCCACCATCTCCTACATTGATTGTAAATGTACCATCTTGTCTCTTTAATCCATCAGAAGTTGCTGATATAAATGTATGCGTGTTTGTGTAAGATGAAGAACCTATATTAATATCAAATGTATCAGTTGTTACGTTTGATAACTCCAACCATCTTCCAGAAGGATAATCATAACCAGGTCTTGGATATGATTTTTCAACAGTATCACCATCCAATACACAAGTATAAGTTAGAGAGTTATCATCTAATTTTATGTAATCCCCATTAGAGAACCCATGATTAGTTATTGTAATAGTTACATCACCAGTTGATGCATTATAAGGTGCGTTAGTTACTGTATGTGATGTTGTACCAACTGATGTGATTAATATCGATTGTTCAGCGTATGGGTCAGAACCACTTCTTGGGTAAGAATGTGTAGTTGAATCTCCATCTTGGTCACAAGTGAAAGCAAAAGATTCAT